ACACCGTCATACTCAATCACCGACTGGCTTGAAAGAATTGATGACTGGCTTGAAATTAAGTCATATCGCCAAAACTGTGGAGGTGACCCTGCGCCGCCGATGTAAGACACTCGAATCAAAGAATCCAAGCTCCAAAAGAGGCCCGATGGTGCATTCGATCCACCACGTACAGGTAATCCTTGGACAATCTTGCCCGTGGCCACTGAGACCTCGTTGGCATCAGCAGATACCCAATCATTCACATTTCCAGCCGAGCAGTTCTTAATTAGACCATCGTTGCCGTAGACAAACACGTAAGGGTGCAAAGTAACTACGCCACCAGAGACAGATACCTGATTGTCAAAGGTTAACGTAATTGATGAGCCATTGGCCGTCGCAGGAGCTGAGATTATCAATGTAGTGGATGCAATGGATACTACAGTAGCACCAGCTGGAATGCCTGTGCCTGTTACCAACTGCCCTGCGCCAATCTGCGTATTTGCTGCAGACATCGTGATAGTTGCTGAGCCACTGGTAATAGTTGCAGCAACAGCCGTAAATACGCCAACAGGCGACAAACTTGTGCCGGTAATTGAACCACCAAGAACAGGCGTGTTAACGTTGTTATCAATCAATGTCAAGTTTTGACCGGGGTGCGCAAGCAATAAGTTATTGCCTGAGCCAGTGCCGTCAAAGAAAGTATCAAACTGCCACAAATTATTGGCGTTGGCAGTAAATCCAGTTAGTGTTATGTCAGTAATACCTGAGCCTGTGCCGGTATTGCTAATAGGCAAAACCTGCAATCCGCCGGAATAGCCATTGAAAACGTTGTTAAAGTTTTGTTGTGGGTTCAAATAGATACCACGACTTGGACCTGCCAAGTCATCCACAATCTCTCTATAGCCACCCATTTTACGAGGACGGCCACGCTGAAATCTTACCCAGCGGCCATCTGTATAGCAATCAGCATCAAAGGTGGTACCATCACGCTGGATCCCAGCCTTTGTGTCAAGGGCAAATACCTTTTTGGTCATGTAAACGTGCCCCCAGCAATACCTGTGGTGAACGTACCAGAGCCAGTAACTGTCACGCCAGTTGCAGTAACGCCAACACGCTTGGTGCCTAGCACTGAAATACCAAGCTCACCAGCACCGGGTCTATAAATACCTGTGCTTGTCTCTGCTGCAAAGTTAAGTGAGGGCGTGCCAACAGTGCCATCAATCAAACTAATTGCATTTGCACCAGCCTGCGTGGTATTGGCATTAAAAAAGTTAGTGCCATCACAAATCAATGTAGCTTGCTGCCCCGGTGGAATGGTGGCAGTAAAACCAAGACCCGTAGTTACAGTGAATGTAAAGCCATTGTCAGTCACCTGATTTGAAATTACGTACAAGTTCACTACAGCAGGAAATGTAACTACTGAGTTGCTGGTTAAGTTGCCAACATACTCTTGAATGTTGTTTGCTGCCTCGTTGTTAGTCAGCGTAACAGCCCCGCCAGTCACGTTTTTTGTCAACGCGGTAAACGCAAACTGGCTGCTTACACCATAGCCAATGGTGACATACCCTGTACCGGTGCAAACAATAAATGCAGACTCTGTGGGGTTGAATGTCTTGGTTGAGTTGCCATCAATCAGCTCGGCGCCAGTGCAAGAAACAATGAATGACCCTGTGCCATTATTCTTAAACAGCGTGAACCAGTTATTGCCTAGTGTTGCCGCGGCTGGAAGTGTTGCCGTGCCTGCACCGCTACTCCACACTCTGGTCTGTGATCTATCTGTAGCAGCAAATGTAGAGCCTGACGAGATTGCCGCTGATGGGTGGCTTTGGTTTAATGTTGCACCGCTTGCAACTAATCCATAACCAGCCAACGTTGCAGCATCCGCGCTGGATGTGCCAACACCAAAGGCAATTACGCCCCAAGTGCCTTGGCTGGTTGCATTAGTTGTTATATAGATATACTTGGATTCTCCAGCAGCCACTGAGACGATGGTATTTGTGCCTGCGTAATCCTTAACTGCGAAAGTATTGGCACCAATGTTGCGAATTAAAGCGTCATTGCCAACAGATGTCTGATCCGCAGGCGGCATATACATACTTAAACCGGCAGTACTTGCAGTCACCTGCATAATACGTGCAGCGTAATCAGCATTGGTTGTGCTGTTAGAAGGCCAGTTTAATTGCGTGTTGGCAGCTAGCGTGACGGCGCGATAGCTAACATCTGTTGGCTGAATGACATCGCCGGTGAAGGGGCTTACATAGCTCATGAATCCACCGCTATGGCTTGACGATCTGCAATACGAAGCTTATCTTCAGCCATCAATGTTTGCATAATCAATTCATAATTTTGCTGCCACATCGGCATGCGCTCATCATTCTTTAAGAATGGCATGGCCTGCATGAGGGACCCGTAGAGCAAAGCTTGTGGCGCGTAAATAGTAAACCAATTGGTTTGGTTTGATGAATCCAGAGGCTGTACTCGTTCATAGTAGAGTACCTCAAACGCGTAGTTTGCGTTTGGCGTAGGTGCTATCAACCAGTTGGAGTAATCATAATCGCAGTAGTACAAAGGCACATCAGTGGCCGTTGAATCTGGCCAATAATTGCGAAGGTACTCATACTTACGAAGCAGTACGGGTTGGCGTTCACCACTCACTGTTACGTTCATGGAAACAGTCTTATGCCACCTTGCAGGCTTGGCAATAACGCCATTGCCTAACACCATTGTGCTTGTGTTGACCGTTAAGTTGCCAAGGAACTTAATCTGGCTAGCAATGATCTGCTCCGCCAACATAATAAAGAGTGGAATCTTCGCAATGGTGGCGGCGTCAGTACGCTCCAGATAAGACTGGATGTTCTCCACTAGGGAGTCATAGGTCATTACTGCGGCAGTTGCCATGCTTACTTGCTCCGCTTCCTAGCCATAGCCATATTGTCAACCAAATTAGGATAAGGTCGGCCTGCTGCTTTGGCTCTTGCTTTTGCTGCCGACTTTTTCTGCGGCGTAAGAGGCTTAGGCTTACCTAATGATTTTGGCCGTTGTTTTTCCCAAACAGGCTTACTTGATGCCATTTTAATCACCTCTTAAAAATAAAGATATAGAATTTTCATGATAGAAACAAAGCTCTTTCGTCAATTCGGCGCTTTTGCAAGCCCTTCAAAACTTTCCCGCCAGCCATGCAATACTTTAAGAGTTCTTCGGCAGCGCCTTCTTTATCGCCTCTAAGCAGTTTTTGGCGAAGCGTAGAACGCTGTAGTGTCCCAAGACCCACGTTAAAAGCAAAGCTAACAAGGCCATCAAACATGCCTTGTGTAAGAGGGACAGGACAGTAAGTATGCACCCCACGCTCGAATCGTTGCAAATCATCTCGTAAAATAGCATCTACTTCTTCTTTGGAAAACTGTCGATTATCTTCTTGGTGAAGTTGATAACTGCCTCTTTGATCAATTGGCATCTTGCCTTGAACAGGGTAAAGTACATGTCCGACTCCTATAGTCCATAGTTTTGCTGGGCACTGATACGGTTTGTATCTTACACCTTCGTGGTGCTTGATCATATCAATGGTCTTGGCGGAGACGTTCATTTCCCGAAAGCCCTACCGCCAAAGTGGAATGCAATAATGCTTGCAAACAAAGCTTGAGTATCAGAGTCCCAAAGCATTTGCGCCAACTCAACAAATGTAACACCGTTGTGCCAGCCGTAGACAAACAAGCCAACATCAACAAAGACTAACAGAAAAAAGAAACCATAAGTAATAACTGGCCGCACCGAAGCACGTAGATTCTTCATCCACCGGCTTGTGCCTTCATTCAATGACGTATCATGTTCGTAGATTGCTTGCATCTCAGCTTGCTGCGCGCCAATCAAAACTTGCTGCGTATTGGCAGCGCTTTCAGTTGACAATTGCTCTGACCTAATATGCTCTATGCGTTCCATGGCTTCAAAGCCCGCTTTACGCAGCTCAAGTTCACGTTCAATTTGCAGTCTAGCCAATGCCAGTTCATGCAGCTTGTCTGACCGGTCTTGGAAGAAGTCCAACAGTTTGGGCAAACCGCCCATAAGAAAAGAGATTAAAGTTGAGAGTAACGTTAGCATTTGCCATCCTTGTTAGAGTCGTCATTTTGCATGAGTTTGATACCAGACAGGAACCCAATCATACCGCCGATAAGAGTAGAAAAAGCGGGTGAAATCATTTTGAAAATCTCGGCGTTGTCCACTTCCTTGGCCCACAGACCCAACATAAAGCTGATTACCATGGCCAATACGGAGATACATAGGGTTGTGCTTACCATAAGAGTGACGTACAACGTCAGCTTGTCCCTCGTGTTTGGTGCGGGTTTGGGTATGGGCTTTCTGGTCATACAAGTTTGTCAATCTCGCGTTTAAGGTTTGTGATGTCAATGTTCAGCGTTATCTGCCTCATTCTGTATTCATAAATCTCATACTCATACTGGTGAAACTTCTTCACCGTATTGTCAATCTGCACCTGCAAAGCGTATTCAGCGTTCCGCTTTTCCACTCTCTTTATAAACAGTTCCTGTTGCACCATCGCTTGAGGCTGGACAACTGGATACCACTTGTCGTAACTGATCTTCATTTCTTCTCTCGCTCAAGTGCATCTTTGTATCCATGAATGACTTTAGTTCTAAGCTCTGCTGAATCCGCCGCGCCAGCCCACTCTGACAAATTGTTCCACATCACCACATAGTCTTGTGATCGACAATGCTGTGCATTGTTTGTTAGCCACATTGACATCTGCTGATGGCGCTCGGACGGATTGTGAATTGTCCAAGCAATTGACCAAAACTCTCGTACGTGACAGCCATTCTTGGCAACAGCACCCACAAGCCCTAACAGCATTAATAGAATGAGCCAACGCATTTACCACGCCCAGCTCCATGCAATTATGTAAGTGCCATAGATAACAAAGGCCACTATACAGGCTGCGGCAATAAATGCTTCAGCCCAGTCCCGCATGCTACTCTTCAACCTTTTCAGGCTCTGGAGGTTTAGCCGCTTCTTGAATTGCTTGGATCAATGCATACACCTCTTGATATGGGCGCGTGCCAAGGTAACCAAGAAGTTGGTTTGCTGTTTCAATTGGTAGTTGTAAATTCATTGTTGTTCCTTAAAAAGTAATTGAGCCAGAAGATGTCCAAGTGTAGATGCGATAACCACCAGTTACCGCAATAGTTGGAGAACCTGTAGTAGATGTAGCCGCTGAATAAGTATCAGCATAACGAATGACCACAATA